TCCTAGAATTACACAAACTCCTCGTGCAATGTTTTCAAGACTGCAAGAAGTTATTGATAGCATTAAGTTAGAAAAATCAAAAGTAAGTCAGGGAAGAGGTTTAAGAAAAGCCTTAAAAAATCCTGATGCAAAAATTGGTTTTACTAACCCAGACGCTCCAGCAAGAAGAGGTATTCCTGGAAGAATGAGATTTCGTGCAGGTGGTACTCCTGCATATGGAGAACAAGGTGTAACTCCTGCAATGCTAACCCCTGGAGAATTTGTTGTTAATTCACAATCAGCACAAAAATTTGGCCCACAATTACAAAGTATGAATCAAGGTGGTGTGGCTTATAGACAAGAGGGAACAGGTTCTAATAAAATAAAACCTACAAATGTTCAATTTTTAGAAGCAACAACTTCAGGACCTTCTAGACAAACAATAAATAATGAAGTGTTGAAAGAACAAAAAGAATTGTTTAACAAAAATAAATTTGCACAAACTGATAATATTAAAGCAATAACTGAATCAACAAAAATAACAGAAGACATTACAAAGGTACAAAAAGATAAATTAAAACAATCTAAAAAAGAAACAAATGCTTTAAGAAATCAAAAGTTAATGAATGCTTCTGGAACAGCCTCAATGTTAGGATTTGCTGTATCTGGTGGACTTATGGCAATGTCTGGAATGGAAGGACCAGTTGGAGATCTTGCTAAAAGCATAGGTCCAGCAGCCATGGGATTATCAGCAGTTGCTGGATTTTTACCATTACTAGCAAATCCAACTTTTGCTATGGTTGCTGGAATTACTACGGTAGTTGGCGGACTAGTCTTGCTAGATAAAGCAGTACGAGGTGCCACTAAACAGGGATTCCAAATGGGTACTCAAATGATCAACACTACAGAAGACTTAAAAACTATGGGTGAGTTAACAGGAACAGTTTCTGCATCTGAAATAGCAGCAAGACAAAGATCTGAAAGATTATCTCCAATTAATCCATTGAAGAGCGATTTTGGATCAGTCTTTATGGGGTCAGAATTAGGAAAATCTATGTTTAAAGAAGTAGATAGATTAATGAAATCTGGACAATCACCAGCAGAAATTATAGGGGTAAAGTTAGCAGAGTATGTTTCACAAGGAGTATTGGATGCCGCTCAAGCACAAAGTATTGCTGAAGAAATTGGTAGACAAATGAAAAATGAAACACTTGCTTTAAAAATAAATGGAGAGTTAACTTCAATTATTGGATCAAATGGTAGAGATATTCTTAAAGATCCACTTAATGTAAGAATAAGATTAGTAGAAGAAGCCCAAGGTAATTTAGAAGAATTTATTAATAAAATTCCAGACTTAACTCAAAAAAATCTAAACGACTCTATAGTAGCAGAAATGGGTAGTAAAAATACAAATTTCTTTGAAGAACAAATTTTAGGAATAGATTTTGGACAATTTAAGAAAAAATTAGGAAACGCTTTTCAAGGTGAAATTGAATTAACAGAAATTGGAGATTTCCTTGTTCAAATTAATCCATTTACTAGGGCGGTAAAAGATTTATTAAATCTTCCAGGATTTACAAACGCAAAAAATAGAAATCTGATTGCTGGCCAAACTGCTGGTTTAGGTTCTGCTGTAATTCAAAGTTCTTCAAGGGGTATAGAATCATTTGATATTGAAATGGAAAGAAGAAGAATAGAAGCAGAGCAAACATTAAAATCATTAGAAGCACAACTTTTAGTAACAAAAGATGCTGAAAAAAGACTAGAGATAGAAAAAAGAATTGCTGATGTAAAAAGAGGTCAGAATAGTTTAGATAGGCAAACCATAGAAGGAAGAGCAAAATTAATTGAACAACAAAATAAGGCTATTGGTCAAGTTGCTGGTGCATTTGTTAATGCTGACGTTAAGTCGCAACAAAAAATGATTGAGGCTACACAAACTTCTTTGCAAGATAAATATAAAGATGATCCTATAGGAAAAGCAAGTGCTGCACTGCTTACAGGACAAACAGGTCAATTAAAAAATAAAGAACTTACTTTTATGATAAATACTTATGCTGCAAGCGATGCCCTTGGTTTAGATAATGCATCATCTCTTGTTAGTTTATTTATAGATCCAACAACTGGAAAACCAGATGAAAAAAGATTAGAAAAACAAATGGATGTTATGGTAGATACTCATGGACTTGAAGGTTTGAATAGAGCCCTAACCTCAACTAGTGAAATAACAGATAATTTTACAAGAGGAAAAATGGTTTCATATCTAAAAGATTTAGATGCTAATGCATTTAATACTGCAAACACATTTTTAGAAATGGCCACAAGTGTGGATGATAAGTATATAAATATGATTGATTTAACTGTAAATGCAAATCAGGATAGAATAGATGATTTTGCTGAAGCGGGAGAGCGTATTAAAAAGGTAGAAGAAGAACTTCCTGATAATATAACAAAAGAAGCATTAATAAAATTTACTACAGATAATGCAGATTTTTCTGGAATGCAACAACAAATGGATTGGTATGCAAGTCTTCCTCAAGATCAAATAAAACAAGCAACACAATTATATACAACAATTTATGAAACTATAGATAAAGATGCTTTAAGAAAACAAATTCAGTCTAGTGAAGCACTTGCAGTTTCTCAAGGAAGAATGGATCCAAAAGAACAAGGCAGGGATATGGATAGAAAAGTAAAATATGCAGCATCACAACAAGCAAATTTTGCTGTTCAAGAACATTATATTCCTGGACAAGGATTTAATACAGGAGCAGGTGAAGGCTCTGATCCAGGAGGTACTGGATCAAGTGCAGAAATAACTACAGCACAATTAATAGAATTAAGAATGAAAGGATTAGATCCAGCAGCGGCAGCACAGTTAGATTATGCTAGTGCAGCAAAAATATTGAGTGGTAGTATAAAAGATCAAAAAACTCAAATAGCAGCATTAAATGAAGAACTTCGCAATAATGCAATTAAAGCACAGTTGTTAAAATCTGACCAACAGGTACTAGAAGATCAAATGAATGCAACTTCTAATGCAATAGGTGCATACATTGACTCAATAGAAAGAACAAGTATTAAACCAGTTCAAGATCAAATTGATGCATATAATGAGTTAACAAAAACTCAACAAGAACAATTAGATAAATATCAAAAAGGATTAAAAACTTTATCTGATCAAGAAAATAATATTAATAAGGTTTATAACGAAAGAGTAACTGCAATTGATAAGGTTTCTTCTGCAAATCAAAGAGCAGCCGAAAAACAAAAGCAACAGATAGATCTTGCTTCTGCTTTAACATCTGGAGATTTTGGAGCAGCCGCACAAGCAGCCGCAGAGATGACAAGTACTGCAGCAGGATATCAGTTAGAGGATACAAAAGCAGCGTTAGAAGAAAAACGTCAAAATGATCTTAAAAATTTGACGGTAGAAATAAATGGAGTTTTATATACTCGTGAACAAATAGAAACTAATATAAATACAATAGATGAACAGATATATCAAAGAAGTTTATTAATTAGAGCAGAAGAACAAAAAATTGCTGATATTCAAAAAACTATTACTGCAGAAAAAGAAAAACAACGTAAACTTCAGGTTCTTACACAAATATCTCAATTGTCTACACAGATGCAAACAACTGTAGATCAAACTCAAAGACAGGCTATGTCTGCTCAAATTGGATATTTAGGACAATCAGTAGGTCTAGATGTAAACAATCCACAATCTATTACAAATCTTTCTAATGAATTAGGAATTAATGCACAATCTTTAGTAAACAGCCTTGCTACTGCTCAACAAATTGCTGGTTTAACTGCTGCAGAGTTTGAAGCACAATTTTTAACTGTAAGTAAAAGAGTAAAAAGCGTTGCAGGATTTATGGATGAAACAAGTGTTCAAGGAAAAAATGCTTTAAATTTTATGACTAATTTAAAAAATTCTTGGTCTGGAGATGCAAAAACTGGTATCGGTGGATTAGTTTCAACAGGTACTACAATAAAAGATAATTTAATAAGTGCTGGAAATTCAATTGTTGCAGGTAAGAAAGCACTAGATGATGCTCTTTCTGCAGCAAATATTGCATTAGCAAATGCTAAAGCATATCAAACAAGAGGGGCTACTAGAAGTTATTTTGGTGGAGTAGTTGGTTACATGGGTGGTGGAAAGGTTAAAAGATATGCAAATGGTGGAAATGTTAACTATAAAGGATCTAATGAGCCAGCACCAGTAAGAATGGCTTTTGGAAATATTGTTCCAGGAATCGGAATGACAGATAAGGTTCCAGCACTGTTAACACCTGGAGAATTTGTAGTTAGAAAATCTGTTGCTCAAGCAAACATGCCTTTGTTAAATGCACTTAATGGAAATTCATTCCCATCAATGGGATCATCTGAATTGCCAGGAACTTATATTGATTCTCCAAAAAATGTTGTATCTAATATATCTTCTCCAGTGTATAATTATAGTGTAAACGTTAATGTACCTAATACATCATCTTCTCCAAATGAAATTGCTGATGTTGTAATTAGTAAAATTAAGATGACTCAAGGAAGAGAAATAAGGAGAAATAGATTCTAATGGCTACCTCGGCATATATGCAGAACAGATGGGCTTATGCAAGGCCACAGGCTATAGCATGGTCTAATAACTCTGGTATTTTAAGTAGTGGTCTAGTAGTTCCAAATGGAACAGAGGGTTCTGACTTTATTATCTTATCTGATCATAATAGAAGTGAAATAGCCGTGGGTCAAAATAGAATTGAAAATAGAAAAAGAATGATTAATGGAAATATGCGTTCATATCATATAGCAGATAAACTTAATATTTCATGGGATTGGGACATGCTTCCATCTAGATCATATAATGGAGATCCTAACTTTAATGTTTACGGAAACCCAACCTCTGGACTAACTGAATATACTGTTGATGGTGGTGCTGGAGGTGTTGACATAGTAAAGTGGTATGAAGATCACCCAGGATCTTTTTATATGTTTATGTCATATGATAGACATGATAAGTTTGCAGATCAAAATGATGAGTATAATCATTTGAATCAATATAATGATATTGTTGAAGTTTATTTTTCTTCTTTTAGTTTTAATATAGTAAAACGTGGCGGTTCAAATTTTGATTTTTGGAATATATCATTATCAGTTGAGGAAGTTTAATGTTTACAGATTCAGATTTAAAAAATTATATAGAAATTAATAATACTATAAAGACTGAGTCTTTGGTTATTGCAGAATGGAATTTGAATGATTTTGAAAATATTGAGAACTATGGAAATTATAGATATAGGCCAGGTACTCAAACAATATATAACACATTGCCTTTATCTTATGATAAACAAGATTTGGGAGATTATTATACAGATGCTATTACGTCTACAATTACCTCGGAAACTTTGTTAGATAATCAAGATAGCCCTATATCATTTTCAACTGTAGATGTTAATAGAGGATTGTATTATGATTTAAGGCAATGTTTTAATTCATTTAGACCTAGATCTGGTATTAATAAACCATTGTTTTTTGATACTGGAAAATATGTAGATGAGATTAAGTCTGGAGAAAGACCAAGATATTATTTGGCATCTAAGAATGATGTGTTTAAATATTGGAATTCTTTTAGACTTGAAGATAGTATTGAGCGAGGGGTATCTAAAAGAACAGATCCTAATTCTATTGGGTATGAAATAACAGATGTCTCTCCATTTATAGTATATAAAGAAGATGTTGCTTGTAATAGAATAGTAGTTAAGATGCAAACTAATCTTGCAAAAGTATCTTTGTTAAATTTAAAAAATCAAGATGGTCAGGTTATTGTTGACCCACTGGGGGATAAAAATAAGTCAACTATTCCTAAAAGATGGTCTATTGAATATTTAGATAATAATGATAATTGGCTTAATGCTATTACATTTAATGAAGATTCTTTGAGAAGAGATGGGACAGATATAGTAAAGTGGGATGGATATGTAGAACTTTTTTATGGAATTTCTATACCAGATAAATATAAGGGTCAGTTTTATTTTGTTGACATGCTGGATGACTCTACTCAATTACCACCATATGGAACAGTGACTGGAGAATCTTACATTATTAATGCTTCTTCAATAACTGCTGGAGATTTAAAAGTGTGGGACGAAGGGGACTATGAATGGAAAACTTTTGCAGTTGAATATAAATTTCAATTACTTGAAGATGACAATACAAAAAAGGTTGGAACAATTCAATCATTAACTAATCCTTCATTTTATATTGATGGCGGAAGGGCTATATTTAGAGATATTGTTTTCCTAAAAGGTTTAAGGTTAAAGGTTGAAACCATGTATGCTCCAGATGTTACTTTTGATTTAATAGAATTGAGTCCAAGACTAGCCGCTGATATATCTAATTATGTCTTGGGTTTTGAAATTACAAAAAGTTTATCTAATGACACTACGGGACTTCCAGTAGGTAACGTATCTGTTTCTAATGGGTCAATGACAATAATGAATCATGATTTTGCTTTTAGTGATCAAAATTTGATGGAAGATAATCAAGGAAGTATTATATCTAATTTGTTAAATCCTAATACAAGGGTAGATTTTTATGAAATAGTTAAAAGTGTAAATGATTATGATAAATATATTCCTATAAAAAGTATGTATGTGGAATCATTTCCTAAAGGAGGTAGTGGATTGATAGATGTTAATCTGACACTTCGTGACTCATTTTTTAAGTTTGAAACACAGTCTTGCCCAGCATTATTTTTTCAAAATGTGTCATTAACATTTGCCGTAGCAGCATTGTTAGATAACATAGGGTTTGGCAACTATGTATTTAAAAATATTAGTGGTAAAACAGATCCTATTATTCCATATTTTTTTGTTGAGCCAGAAGCAAATGTAGCAGAAGTTTTACAAAGACTATCTCTTTCAACTCAAACAGCAATGTTTTTTGATGAATATAATAATTTTGTTGTTATGAGTAAAGAGTATTTGTTACCAAACTTAGGAGAAAGACAAACTGATATGGTAATGCTTGGTCAAAAAACTAATGAAGTATTACCAAACGTTATTGAAATAAAAGATGGTCAAACTAAAGTAATTAATGATGGAAAGATAAACTATACTACTAGGTATGTTCAAAGGGTTCCTATTTCACTTAAACAGGGTATTTATACAGATGAGGATAGAACTTACGGATATCAACCAGTACTATTGTGGGAAGTTCCTGCTCAAACAAATTATAAAACCATTAATGAAAAAAGTAAAACTGGTACATATACTCTTGGTGCAGTAGCATTAAATCTAACTATTCCAGCAGTAGAACCTTATGTTGAAAATAATCAAATATTAAATAATGTTATAGATATTGGAGAGAATGTATATTGGCTTCCAAGACTTCAAGGATATTTGTATGCTAATGGTGAAATAATAAAGTATGATGCTATTCAGTATACAATTCCAGGGGTAGGAATAGAATGGATAACTGATGAAATAGAATATCAAGAATACTTTAGTCAACTACCTTTTAATGGGAAAATGTATCCTACTGGACTTATAAGAATTTATACTGAGCCATATTATGAAGATATTATAAATGCTAGTGCAACATATACAACAGTTTATAAAAATGGTCCAATAAAGAAAAGTGGAAGAGCACAGTTTGGGACTAAGTTGGTTGAGCACCCAGCAGGTTTAAGATCTTTTTGGTCAGATGTTAATAACCTTGATGGATATAAAATGGATTCAAGTTATTTGTTTACAACTACCCCTACAGAAAAAATTACAAGGCCACCAGAAGGAAGTGCTAGTGAAAAGGTTTGGCAAGAAGGTAAACTAATTGCTAAAAATTCTTTAGTCAATGGCGTAATTGCAAATTTTCAAAGAGAAAATATTCCTTCAGATGATACTGTAAAAACTTTAAAAGTTACTTCCAAGGGAACAGTTCAATCCTCAGCATTAGTTTTTAATGGTCCAAGTAGTAATGCAACCAAAGATAATATTAGTTTGGTTAAAAAGACTTTAGACTCAGACTACAAACATTTTGGAACAAGGATAAGAATTATAGGAAGAAAAGAATCAAATCAAAGTACTCAAACTGCAACCAATGCTAGCGAATACTATATTGTTCCATCACCTTTTGGATCAGAAAATGTTACCCTTTCTGGAGGATCTGGGGGTATGGCAATAATGCTTGACTCAGATAATATTAATGGATATTATTTTGAAATATGTACACTAAGTACGGATAATCTAGAAAACTATAATACAAAAGATAAAGACACTGGAGAAGAGTCATCTGTATTGCATAATATTTTATTTTATAAGGTTACAAGAGGAATTTTAGATAGTAAAGAAATTGCCATACCAGTTAAACTGTGGGGTGGGTTATCAAAAATTTTAACAGATGAGGGTAAGTTT